TACCGATCAGTGCTTCAGGACGCAGAACTTTAGCACCCCAAACGTGCAGACCGCGAACAATGTCACCAAAGCTAGAAGGATCACGGAGAACCTCAGTGCTAGTGATGGATTGTGCAGTTGCAACAGCACTCATGTGACCAGCCAGCATAAAGCCAGTAGCCGTAGCGGTAGAAGGCATATTGTTTGACTTGTACATGGAGAATCCACGCAGCTTGCCAGAACTTACCAGACCATTACGGATAGAGCCTTGACCAGCGTTGTAGTCTACTGACAACAACTTAGAAGAGCTTTGAGAAAGCGTCTCGTAGAAGTCAGGAGAAGCTACTACCCAGCGACCTTCTTCCGGTACATTTTGATCGTCAAGCAAACGAGCCATGCGAGCAAGAACGTCCAGAGGATCAGCTTCGCCAGAAGCAAAGCCCAAGTCGATAGAGGCAGTGGTTTCAGTTACGCCGCCAGTACCAGCAGCAGCATCAGCACCCATAACATGATCAGGGCCAGAAGCTGACAAGCCAGCCTGCATAATGCTGAATACGCCTTCGTCAAACGCATCACGCAAAGCATAAGCTGCTGAAGAAGAAGCTACTTCTTTGAAGTTGACATGAGACATTTTCGTTTCAATGTCATCGACAATGAACTTGAAGCCGTTCGCACGATCAACAACAAGAGTAAGCTCTTGGTCGGTCAGCTTAGTTGAGGTTACGTCTGCACCACGCTCGTACTGATAGACGGTAATTACCGGCTCTTTGATGATGTTTACGCTATCACCAAATGCCGCAATTTCGCCAGCGTAGTCGGTGTTGGTTACAGCTTCACAGACTGATGACTTTCGGAAGAAGTTAAGTACCTTCTTTGAATAGACAGCAGGCAGGAAGAACGAGTTAGCTTGACCAGAAACTGAGTTTGCAAAGTTCGCATTTGTATCAGTTGCTGGCTCAAAATATTGATCACTTACGTTATAGCCATGATTTATTACTCCTAAAAAAGACAAATAGTTTATCTTGCTACTCGTCCTTCGCGGATGGCAAGATCAATCTCTTGCTCGTATTTATCATACTCATCCAAGGACAAAGCGGCAATTTCCCGTTGTGTCCAGATCTTGGCTTGTTTAGGTTCGACACTTGTTGTTTTAGTCGAAACCATACTAGCCGCATCTGGCTTTGAAGGTTTTGACTTACGAGTGGGTGTATTAATCGCAATTCCATTTTCCATCTTATAAAGGTCTATGGCACGACTTGCTAATCCAACATTATCTGGGTTTTTGTAAATCCAACGCTGAATTTCTTCAGGCTGGGTTTTAGCCCATTCGTGAAAGTTGTCATCACCCCTGATATCTTCAAAGTCAGGGTGTCGCTCACGTAGTTTAGTTTCGGCATCGCGCTTAGACATTTCTAATTCACGATGTTCTAAAGCCGAAAGCTTTTGTTTAAGAGCATTCATTTGCTCTTCGCTACGCATATGAGCTACTGTTTCGACAGTATCATATAGATCAGGATACTCTGATTTAAAGCGTTCAAGGTCTTCTACAGACTTTGGTGGACGATACTGCGGTTGAGCAGATCTTGCCATAGCCTCTAGTTCTTGTTCGCGTTGCTTAAACTCAGAGATCTTATTATCATAATGTTTTTTTAGATCATCATACCTTTTTTTATAATTGGTACGAGTAGCCTTTTCTTTTTGAGGGGTTCCGTCATCTTCGTCGGAAGTAGCCTCTTGTGGCTCTTCAAAGAATAATGAATCTGCACTAGGCATGGTAGGCCCATCAGGGGTATGCCACGCTTTCTTTTGATTGTACGGATTCGCTTGCGATTCTTCACTCATAGTCTTCTCCTTTTTGGGGCTTGTTGTCTTTTCAAGGTGGCTGTGTTATTGCGCTTCTAACACAGGGTCTTGATACTACAAGGTGGCCTCAAGGTTATAAAATGATAAGGGGCTAAAGTATAGGTAGCCTTATCGGTTCATTAAACTAGGCATACGGCTTGAGTAAAGCATTTGGCGTTGAATATCCTCTTCTCCATCCTTTGGAACTCCATACATCTCTTCAGGATTTACGAAAGGGTTTGTGCCAGCTTCACCACCGTTTGCATAGCCCATAAGACCGCCATCATAAGCACGTTCAGCATCGTCCATCATTTTCTGGAGATTGTCTGCGCCTATTTGGTCAGTCGCTTTTTTGGTGATTACAAACTCACCATCCGATAACCTTGCGGGTATCGAATCTGATAT